AGAAGAGTGCCGCCTGGTTGCGTAACTCGTTGATTCTGTGTTGGATTGCGCCGGGGGATGAGGCGTTTTTGACGGAGACGGAGCAGCGGTTCCCATGGAGCGTGCCTGAGCACACGTCGTGACCTTGGTAGCGGTCAGCGTTTATTTTGCTCACTGTTCCTCTTCCTTCTTTTCTTCTTGTTGGTCGATGAGGCTCGCAATGTAGTAGAAGCCGTTATTCGCTGTGCTTAATTGGTCTTTGAGTGTGTCTACGTGGAGTTCTTGGCCTTGGTCTTTGGAGAGGGTTTCTAGCCACTCTAGGAGGCAATAGAGGCCGTAACAGGATTGTGCGCACTTGTCGGCTATGGCTGCCATTTCAGGGCGTGTAATCGGCTCTCCCAGCTGTTCTGGGTGTTCGGCTGCCATGTAGAGCAGCATGACATCGGTGGGGCATATGGTCTCGGGGAAGACTCCGTATCCGAATATGTTTGGTTCATTCATGTTGTGCGTCCTTGTATAGGTCTTTGAGCATTGTTTCTGCGGTTTTGAGGCTGTGGAGGGCGTATTCGACGTCTTCGATGGCGATGGTGATGGCGTCCTCCCAGCGGTTGTAGTCGTCTGGGTAATCGACGGTGATTCTCCAATCCTCCATTTCGGACATGGTGTCGTCTCGTTGCTGTTCGAGATCATCGAGGATTTCTTGAAGTGTCTCGATCTTTTCAGTGAGGTTGTAATTTTCCATACTCATTGCTGTGTGTCCTAGAACGGGGGGTTGTCGGAGCCGTTGTTAGTCCCGAATTCTGTGGGCTGGCTGTTCCACGGGTCGTAGGTTTTCTGCTGTGGCTGTGGGGCGCGGGTGTCCATGGGCGGCTTTAAGGAATTAATGCGCGGCTTATTCATTGAACGATCCTTGCCTTTCTTATCCGTTCATTTGTTGGTGGCCTACTTGTAGCGTATGACGATGTGGGGGCCTTTTCGATAATTTTTCACAGTTTCCCTCTGTAGCCGCGTAGTTTCCAGACGAGTATTCCACGTCGGTAGGGGGAACGCTCGACTTGCTACTGTTCGCCATCATGTGGTTCATCGTTTGGCTGGCCGAATACAAGGTCGTAGAACAGATCTTGTATGTACTCTTGCTTTAGTGAAGGCACATCTTTAGAGAGTTTTTCTGTCTGCTCTAGAAGTTCACGTTCTTTATTGATGTCACCATCTTGTGCAGCAATACTTTCAATCGCTTCACGCACATCGAATAGAAGCGTTCCTATTTCTAGCATATCAATAACATCGTTTAGCTCTAGGGGGATGGAAGCGCGTTCGTCACCCAGTTCTTGTTCTTGAGTTCCGTTATCGTTAGAGAGCATTTTTGCCTCCTGGTAGTTGAAGTCGTGGTCGTTGTGGTGGTCGATGGTGGTGTCTTTGACTTTCATTGTTCTGTGAGCTCCTGGAGGCGCTGATGGAGGATACATAGGTCTGCTGCGCACTGGCGGATGAGATTTGCGCGGGTCGTAATCTCGTTCATCACCGTTGTTGTGCTGTCTGGATTGTCGATGAGGTAGACGCTTGCTCTTTGCCCGTCCACTTCCCCGGTGAGGATGTAGCAGTTTCCGAGGTTTTCTGTGCTGGTCATGGGTTTTCCTTAGAAGGGGGGTTGGTCGATGCTGCCGAAGTCCTGGGAGGGTTGACTGTTCCACTGGTCAGCTTGCGGTTGGGCGTTGTCTTGCGGTTTGGCGATGAGTTTTACAGCATTGGCGCGGAGTTTGATAGTGGAGTGCTTATTGCCATTTTTGTCTTGCCATTGCTCGGTGTAGGGGGTGCCTGCAACGTAGAGTTCGTCGCCCTTGTTGCAGGAATTTTTCACAATTTCTGCTGGGGTGCCCCACAGATTCGCTTCTATAAACAGTGTTGCTAGTTTTTGCCAACCACCTTGACGGTCTGGTTTGCTGTCGGATGCGGCGAGTCCGAGCGTCGCTACGGTCTTCCCGGACTGGGTGAAGCGGAGTTCTGGATCGCGGGTAAGTCGGAAGATTCCAGCGATTCGTGGAATTGTCATTGCGGTGTCCTTTCGAGATGTGGCCGTATTGCGGCCTATTTTCAACGCTAAGCTCAAAACATAGTCATGTTTGTGTCATTGCCTAGCCATCATTTTTTGGTTGCTTATTTTGGCTCTCAGCCAGTTTTTCGCGAAAACGTCGATTAACCCCCTCCCAATCGTCAGAATCAACGTCCCATGGAGCCACCCACGCCTTGAACGCCTCCGCCGTCTCCCACGACACGAGAGGCTTCGACCATTCGCGTAGAATCCCCAGCTTGCGGGCGTGATTCTCCGTGTACTTCGTCCAATTCGGCCACATACGAGGGCACCGATGCGTACGCTCAGCCCACCGGAGCACACTCCGGTAGTAGCGGCGGTCTTGCTCGTCCGTATCACGGATCCGCGATGCAGTCTGTGCAGGTAGAAGAGCTTTCCCGGCCTTGATGATGGCGCTAGCCGTGATCGACTCGCCAGACTGTGCCAGGCTTTTCGCAGCCGCATTCACAGTCTCTTCGTCGAGGCCAGCATCCAGGAACGTGGCCTCCCACGCCTCAGCGATAGCCAGCAACTCGGCAGGATCAGGTAAACGCTGGCCGCGTAGTCGTTTACCCTTCTCAACAGCGCTTTTAGCGGCAATGAACAAGCTCATGGCTACGCGCCCCAATCCCAGTCGTCCTCGTCCTCGTCCTCGCCATCCTCATCGATGCAGGTGGAGGTGATGGCGGTCATAGACGCATCGCTGGTAACGGAGTTGAGCTGGTCTTTTTCCCGCATATGCTGCTCCCTGAGCATCTGCACACGAGCCTCGTAAAACTCCTGCTGAGACGGCATCCTGACGGTGTCGTAATCATCGTCTAGCTGCTGATTAAGCCACGTTGACGGGTGCGGCCAATACTCCGGCTCACGCCCCATGCGGAGCCACTCATCCTGCGCTTTCGTGATCTGTGAGCAGATGAACTCCAGGTCATGGGTGCGTCGCTGCCTCTCAAAGCTCTTCCTGGCCTGCTGCTTGCCGCGCTTGCGACCAACCAACATCCAGAACCTCTCGAACTCTTCGTCCAATTGACGCTTGGTTAGCTTCCCTCGTCCTTGCTGGAGACCCTGTGGGTCGCTCTCATTGACGGGCTGAAGGGATCCGTGGTTTGTGTGTGTCGGCGTACCCGCTTGCGGGTCGCCCAACGGAACCAGCGCCGCGCCTTCCGCCGCGCTGTCACGCAAAGGGGGTAGGGGGTTATTTACTTCATTGTGTATTTCTTCATTGTGTATTTCTTCGGGTTCTTGTACAGCAACCCCCCGGGTTCTTGTACAGCAACCCCCCGGGTTCTTGTACAGCAACCCCCCTGTGTCGCTATCCGCACCACCGTTTGGTGAAATTCCGAGCCTTTCCAACAGAGCGCGAGCCTCACGAGAACCACTACAGCCAATCCCGTCCCAGACCACATAACCGTTGGAAGTTTGAGTATTAAAATCTTCACTCCTCCGATACGACACCTCGTTTTTACGATTAATCCATCTACTGAAAACAGTTATGAGACCGTATGCCTCAAGCGTCCTCAGACAGCCACGAACCGTATTCAAGCTATTCGCGCTTAACCCCATGTCATCAGCAAGTTTTGGCAATGACGGGTAAGCATAATCATTGCTACCTGCATAGTCGCAGAGGATGCAGTACAAGCCGATAGCCCTAGCGTCCTTAACGCCGCGGATAATATCCGAGTAGACAGGAGAGAACCTTCTGCGACCATCAATCACTTTGTCTTTAGGCATGGTTCTTAAACCCGCCTAAATCAGTACACACTTCGTATCCGTTAGTGGTTGGTATGCAGAACCTCTCGCTGCGAGACATCGAGGTATTCCCCTCGTTATCTCGCCACCGGTTAAAGACTGCAACATAGCCTTTATCCTGCAAAATCATCAACGCACGACGAATAGAATCGAGGTTCTTAGTACTAAACCCAATATCGCTTGCTAGCTGACGCAATGAAGGCGAACCTGTGGAATTAGTAGAAGCATACGAAAGTAGATCACAGTAGAGAGCTATCGCTACTGGGTCTTTAATGTCGCGGATAACATCGTCGTAGACAATGAAAAACTCTCTCTCAACCATTCTTTGAATAGCTGCGTTACTCATTGCGCACTCCAATCAAGTGACGGGAAAGCAAACAGTTTCGCGTCCTCTGAAAGCCACAGAAAACGACTACTTATCAGCTCAGATAGCATTTCCTCAGCCTTATCCTCACTACATGGGAAAGACTCAGCGAGAACAGAGAGCTCAGGCATAACCGACACCGTGCCGCCACTGTGGAACTCAGATAGAAAAATCAGCATGAGCCGTAGATCAGGCCTGTTTAGCCGCGTCTCTTTGAGAGCCCATGATGTAGCTTCGATGCTCATTGCTCGGTCACCTCCGCAAGATTCTCTTCCGTGTCCCTAAGTAGCCAACCTTTTAGGTAAGCCTCACTCGGGTTGAAATGTATATAGTGATGGCAACAATTGCATACATACAAACAATTTTTCACAGTTCCAATACCACGCCGCGTACCACCCATCTTCCGCGGCAACCGATGATGAAACTCTCCAAACGGAGTAGGCCTACCACACCGCTCACAATGCGCCTGACACCGCTCCAAAACAATGCCACGCACCTCCGGAGGAAACTCAGCACTCACGACTCCACCACCCCCACAGCCCCATACGCGGTTGACACCGACTTACCAATCGTCTGCACACCCATAATCTGAATCTTCAGCATCTCCAGACGAGAACGCGCATACCGATACGCCCGGTCGGCCACATCGCAGGCCTCACGATCGTGTGCAGTAGCCAACGCCACCAGCGCCTCACGATCCTTCACAGAGCCTTTACCGACCGTCTCAACGAACGCTGAGGCCTCAGCGAAATCTAGCGCACGCTTAGCATCCAAGAACCGCCCGTACGCCTCATCTTGAGTCTTGGTGGCCTCAGAAAGATTGTTGAGAAGTCTACGGAGCTGCTGCTCCACCATCACCGGCGTATACTCAAGATCACTCATGCTTTGAGCTCCTCACCACGCCGCTTAAACGCCTCAGAAACACTCTCAGACCGCGCCAAACCATTACCGGAGGCATAGCCCCACAGCTTCGTCAAAGCGTCCTTATCAGCCGCCTCAGAGATCAGTTTCAGTAGATCACGCTCAGCCGCCTCATAGCGGTTAACCTTCTCCATCTCCTCACGAGAAGCCCGCCTATCGCCCGAATAGCCAGCGTTAGCCAAAGCCCGGCCAATAGCGCTAGTCTCCGCGTTCTCACAGGCAGAAGTCTTATTCACCGGGCCACCAAGCCCATCGACCTCGGCAGCCCAACCAGACGACCACAGCAACCCATCCTTACGATCTTCCGCCGACTTATACAGGTCACAGCGGAAAACCCAACGAAGAGCATCAGAAGACGGGACAGCAGTATCAGAAGCGAGAATCGTCTCCACCACCATCTCCGGATGATCCTTTCGGGCGGCACGCAGACGCTCATCAACAGTCGCATAATCAGCAGGATTAAACTTCATGGCTAGGGCTCCTTCAAAGTGAAACGAATCTGCGTAGACACGGACTCGGAAGAATACTTGTCGAAAACGTCCGGAAGATCAGCGGCCAGCGCCTTACTATCAAGACGGCTTACCCGCCGCTCAGAACACGAAACACTCCCCCACTCGCCAGACACACGATCACCGGCCTTGAGCACCGGCTTCACAAGCTCTAACGCCCGCTTACGCAGCATCTCCGCCCGCGCCTTCAGCCGGTTAGACTCCCGCATCAAGTCGATAGCCTCAGACGGGATAGCCGGTTCTCCAGACTCCTCATAGGCGAAGAAGTCATCACGCACCTGTAGCAGCTTCTCAACAGCGTCTGCGTCGCGCTCGACTAGAACACAGTGAAAATCTCCTGGCATGAAGATCAGGCTAGGATCGCGCACCAGCTCACCATGGATACTGAACGTCAAGCCCTTCTGGTCAACGAGCGGGGCAGTCTCGCGGACATTCCACGCGAAAAAACACTCATCCACATCACAAACCAGCATCTGCCACTGGCACTGGTAGAAATAGTGCAGAATACCCAACTCGCGGAAATCCTCAGCGCGCAGCGGATCAGCCGCAATCAAACTGCCCCAGTCCGCCCCCGTGGTCTTGCACTCCACCACAGCGCCATGCGTGAACCCGTCCGGTGTAGCGAGACAACGCTGGTCATCATCCCACGCCACGATATGAGAATTAGCAACAATCGTTTGGTTATCCAGCTCCATACGGAGCCAATCCAAAATGCGGGGCTCCATAATGTTCCCCCACTCCATAAACGGATTAGAGGGAACATTCTTACCAGACTTCTTATCAGCCCACACGCCGCCAATAGTCCTCCTACCAGCAGCGATAGCCCCGGCTTCCGTCGCTGTCAGCCCCCCACGGCGAATCTCAAACCACCGATCCGGGCAGGTCTCCCGGTCAGAATCTTTAATAATCATTGTTTTCAAGCTCCAAATCTTTGTAAAAGTCATACGGCTCGATAATCGAGACAGTCTCAGTGGTGTCGTCCTCCCACACCCAGCGGGGATAATCACGCATCGACACCAGCCCGCCTAGCCAACAGCTGGTAGGACTCCAGCCCCGAGCGAGGATTAACAGGCACCCACACACCAGCGCGTGGAACACCCATATCTCGCAGACGCACAACACCGTCCTCGCCCAAGGCGAAGCAATCCCGCGCGCACTCCCGCATCACAGGACAGTCCCGGCATGCCTCCTCAACCGCCCTCGCTCGATACTTTTTAGGTACTCTCTCAAGAGCCTCGACGAAACCTAGTCGACCGGCACATTTCGCCTTATCACGCCAAAACCGATCCATAATGATTCACACCACCTAATTTCGACACTATGACACATGTAGCCACCAGGCGGTCAACAACCCCCAGGGCCAGGTCGGCCAGCCCGCACACCATGCCTCCCACAGCCACGACTAGGAGGAAGCTAAGAGCAGCAGCAGTCATGATTCCCCCTCGCAGACTTCGACGTCCCCGTGGATACGCGCGTTGCCGTACACGCGGGCATCACCGAAGACGCAGGCATCGTCGAATACCCACGCACCGCAACTCGCATCAAGATTCGCAGTGGACTCCACAAAACCGCCAAGATCGCCGGCGTGGACAACCTTGTTAATGTCCTTCAACGCGCGGATACGGTGCAGGGTATGCTCGCGCACCTCGATAGTCTCATCCGTCAACTCATAGAAAAGGCCAGTGTTTTCACTCATCGCCATCACTCCACTCCCATATAGGCGAGAAACCATTCGCGAACATCACTCTTCGCATACATGTTGATAGGCCCATGCAGACCGAACTCATCACGATTCACCGCCCGCAGCTCGCCGCGCAGCGTTGCCTTTTTTACCGTGTCCCGCGACATTTGGTAGCCGAACTCATCACCGATTAGGTTTGCGGGGCCATCATAGGTGTACACGTACGGTGCAGAATCACTGCTCACTGTCCGCACCTCCCACACGCCGGGTAGGTAGACTCTCAGCGAGACGGTCTAGCCCCTTCGGAGTCACCCGCACAGTAGGTGCAGGAACAAACGACTCACCGTTAGGCCGCCACCGCGGCATATTCACCTTCACCGCCAAGTAGCCACGCTCAACCGCATACTGCATAGGCTCCCAATAGCCGTGGCAGTGAGTCGTCCAGCCGAGCTCCTGCATCATCTTGAACAGGCGATCACGGCCAGTATCAACACCCCTACGAGAGTTCAACGCTTTAGCAGTATCCGCCACACTCATATCGCCGGAAGACCCACAGAACGTCTCCCACGCCCCCGCTTTAGGGGTAAGCTCCTTCACCTTCGCCTGCTCATCCTTCAACTGGTTAGCCAGGCTAATAATGGTGTCCGGGTTAAGGAGAACTTCCTCGATCTTCTCTGGAGTCAGATACCCACCATGCTTACGGATGGAGGGGAGTACTTCGTGTGTTACCCAATTGCGGAACTCTTTGGCCTGGGGTACCCGAGATTGGAATGCTAGTTCATAGAGTGCTGGCTCTTTAAGAACCGTCGTTTGTTGACTGCGCCCGAGTGAATCGGTGACGTCGGCAATGCCGACCCCATCTTTATCCAGGCGGTTTAGTGCATCGCGACTATTTTTTATCCCTAGTGCTTCGCAAACGTCTTTTCCTACTAGAGCCGGTTCGCCATCAATTACGACAGCGCGGACTTTAGCTCCTTGGAAGTCGTACTGTGCGACTTCTTCCCTAGACTGATCAGTCATGATAGAATATCCTTTGACTCTTAGAGAATTTGAATTCTTTGTCTGGTGCCCCCGGTTGCTGCTGGGGGCACCTTTTTATGCAGCATCTTCTGCTCTGTAGACCATTGCGTCGAGAGGCAATCCAGTAATGTTCTGAAGACGAACAAGAGACTCCAGAAGTGGAGTAGCTTCTCCTTTGCGCCACTTCCTTACGGTCAGTCCAGAGACCCCAATTTGTGCTGCTAGTCGCTCATCTGACCGGTAGCCGGTTTTCTCTCGCGCTAGGTCAAGCACAGTTGCATCAAGTAGCACTGCCATTGCGCTCAACTCCTTTCGCTTTAACGCATCTTTTGCGCTTACACGAACAGTATTGCGCATATTGCGCGATTGCGCAAGCGGTGCCGCTAAATTTTTTAAAAATGCAGGTCAATATGCACGCAACTATTGCGCATTAAATGGTGAGCTACTATACTCAAAGTATGGAATTCGGAGAATGGCTAAGAAAAGTAACAGATGACACCATCCCCGTCATCGCCCGAAAAGTAGGGTTATCTCCACGCACGTTGCAGCATCAAGTACGCAACGACATCATGAACATCGAAAACGTCGTGAAGATTGCAGAAGCTTATTCGATTAATCCCGTGCGTGAACTCATCGATTTGGGATATATCAGCAGCGCTTGGGAGAAAGTCACTGACATTGAGGGGGCGCTGCGTCTCGCAACTGACTCTCAGCTAACCGACGAGATACTGCGGAGGCTTGAAGCTGGCTCGAAAGCTTATCGCCGTCCGGTAGATGAGCTAATAAACGAGCGTGGGAATGTTACACCCATGCGCCATACTGATGTTCTAGCCCCACTCCCCGACCTAGAAAACCTCGACTACGTCGCCCAACACGACACCAACCAGCCCACCAATGATGAGTGCGCAGAACACCACAACGGGCCTTAAACGCTTTAGCAGTATCCGCCACACTCATATCGCCGGAAGACCCACAGAACGTCTCCCACGCCCCCGCTTTAGGGGTAAGCTCTTTTATCTGCTGGTCTTTCTCCTCCAGCATGTTCTGAGCCTCGATCAGCGCGCGGGCGACAAGCTCCGGCCCAGACAACGCCGGGGCAGACAGTCGCTTCTCCATCTCAGAGAAAGCCCGCACAAGACGCTTCTTAAAATCACGCACAACATCGTTATTCCGCATGTATGTCATGAGAAGCGTTGCCTGCTCACGGTCAAGTAGCGCAACCTTTCGTTCTTGCACTCCACCAGCTGTTTTAAAGGGTTGCATCTCAAATGCGACCCTTCCGAACTCCTCAAAGTCCTTGATGTTGTTTTTGACAAGTTGTAGAACAGCTCGATGTTCATTACCTGTCCCGTCAGCGATCACCAGCGAGGTAGTGAAAGCGTTACCTTGCTCATCGCGATCGACGAGCATAGAATGAGAGATAACGTTAGTGTCTTGCATTAGATAGACTCCTTACTTTTTGACTCCCTAGTTCCAGCTGGGGAGTTTTTCTTTGCGCGGAAACGATCTGCTTGACCATCCGCGAACGACGGACTCTGACCTGCTCTTCGGTGACGTCAAACGCATCATCAAAATCAATCGTGAAAGCGTTCAGCACCGATCCGATGAAGCGCGCTTGTTGTGCGCGACCTAGGCTGTCAACGATGGGGTGGTGAAACGCCACCCCACGGCAATGCTGCTTGATAGCGTTCACAGTGTCGGCATAACCGAGCACAGTGGCTACATCTTTAGCGCAAAACACCGGAGTGCCTTTTTCGTCGTACGTAGCGCGGGTTGTGGTGTCTTTGAATACCAGTTGAGTCTGTCCAGAAAGATCGGTAAAATCGTTCATAGTAAGGACTCCTTTCCTTGTCTTTGCCCCCTGTTCCCTCCAGGGGGCTTTTCTTATTAGCGGGTGTATCGGCGGCGAAGTCTGATTTGGTCTTGAGGTACTTCGCGGCGGATGGTGACGAATGCATCGTCAAAGTCGATAGGAAAGTTGTTGAGTACTGACCCAATGAATCGCCTGAGGGTATAGAAGTGTTCCCACGGGTAGTCCAGGATGAGTCGGAGCCCGAGGAATTTGACCCTGAGCGTATGGCAGCCTGGCACGGCGAAACCGATCTACCGCCTGACGACCAGTTCAATGCATAAAGAAAGACCCACGGCTATGGCTGTGGGTCTCTTCTACATATGCAGCTAGCGGCTAGAGCGGCTGACCGTGGCAATCTCTGAACGGTGCATGTGCCATAAGGTTTCCAGCTCCGTCCGTCACTTCAACATTCATCAAACTGAAGTCTGGGTCTTTCGGTTTATAACCGCATCCGATGAGACGGCCAAAGTTATCGGCTGCATACTCCGCAATATCCTTATCGGTGTCGTAACCAATCTGCAGTCGCATTTCGACTGTGTAACGGTTAATAAAACCGAGCTTAGAGATCATGTACTCGTAGGGGAGTAGTTCATCCATAGGTTTGCCGCTTTCACCACCATATGCCCTCCTGCAGTAGTTTCGCAGGTCTTTAGAAGCATTGTCGATTTTGACCTGTTCAGCGGCCTGTTGTTGCCTATCTTCTTCCTCCCACTTTGGCCCATTCACGAAAATCACAATGCCAATAATGAGGATGATTACGGCGAAGATCGACCAGCCTATGGCCTTCTTCTTACGGCGTTTCTTGTCCTCTTCTTTGCGTTCCTGGGGGGTGAGGCTTGCGCGGCGTTCCTTCTCCTTACGCCTATATTCTTCAGCCTCTTTTCTCTTTTGCTTTTCAGCCGCCATTTTCTTTTCAACGTTTTGGCGGGCTTTGATGTCTTTCTCTATTTTCCTCTCACGGAGGCTCATGGAATCACCTGTTTCGGGAGCGGTCTTTGCTTCTACCGTATACCAGGTGTGCAACACGGGAGGGGGATTGTGTTTGGGATCGTGTTACAGCCCGCGTCTATTCTCGAACACATGTTCGATATTGAGGAGTTTGCCTGCTCAAAAGGCATAAATATTGTGGAGTCGTCTAAGGCTAGGTTTGGCTACTTTTGCCGCGATACTGGCACGATTGTGGTGCCTACTGGTGTGCCAGCCCGTCTACGTCGAAGCATGAACGCACATGAATTAGGGCACGCTGTCTACGGGCACACTGTGAGTGACGCTAAATCGGAAAGGCAGGCGGATGAGTACGCCGCACGGCTGTTGATCACGGAGAAGGAATACCGGC